AGCTTCTGTTCTTAATAATATACCAGCAGTATCACCAACAGTATCAGATGAACCAGTAATTAAAACTTGACTACCAGAAGCACCCTCAATATGCAATGGTTTTTGTGGTGTTGTTGTTGCCAATCCTAAAAATCCACTAGGATTTAATGTCATTTTACTAGATAAACCATCACCAGTATTACGAACTTGAAATTTTAATCCTGAGCTATAATCGGCACTCGTAGAATTTAATTTATACATTCTAATCATCGCACCCTCAGTCATACCACCACCGCTAGTGTACATATACCTAAAGGTTAACTGTCCGCCAACACCTGCTGCCATAGCTGATTGATCCTCAACACAAAAACCTTTTCTTATATCATCACCAGCTCCAATGGTTTGTAAATGTCTAATTTTATCAGAATTTTCAAAGAACAAACTAGATGATGTTAAACTACTTGCATCTGTGAAATATGGTATTCTACCAGCAATACCAGAGCCATCAATAAAAGCACTTAATGGTACATCTATAAATTTACCATTAGATGCAAAACCAGCTAATCTAGATAATGTGCCAGTAATGTTACCAGCACCATAATTAACTAATCTTATATTGCCATTTAATTCAAAACCATCATCATAAGATGATATTTTATTATATGAGTTACCATCATACCAATTTTCCTCATAGGGTAAATAAGCATTATCATCAGCGTTACGATTCCATTTGTGTATCATTACACCAGTACCCTCAACTCTAGCATCCATGTTGACTCTAGCATTTGTTGTAGTGGCATACCAAAAAGTAGATGAACCGCCTTTGTTATGTCTCGTATTATCAAAATTTACAGCACTTCCAAAACGAGTTTCAGCATTAACATCAAATGCATAGTCGGGCGTTAGATCATTTATTCCAATTTTACCATCTGAACCTTGTATAAAAATAAATTTATTATTTGTGCTAGAAACTAGCTTAATATCAATATCACTACCACCACCAATTGTAATATAATCTTGAGTAGTATTTGCAAAATCAATAAATTCAACAGCACCAGCAACTAAAGTTTGTCTATCTGTTTGAAACTGTAAATAAGTATCATCATCCCCACTATGTTTTAAATACTCAGGTATAAGAACATCACTATAAAAAAATGCTTGTTGTGAGGTGTTAAGCTGTAAAGCATTAGAGTTATTAGTCATTAAAGTAATTTGACTATTTGTTGTTGTTCTTATACTATTTTGGTCAATTCTTAATAGTTGGCTTGAATTATCTAATATAATAACTGAATCACCACTACTCGAATCAACTTTTAAATCACCCTCACTTACAACAACATCTTTATTTGGTTTGATTGTTAACGCTGTATCATTGCCACTAGAACCATTTAATCTAATCCCTAATTTTAATCCAAAAGAATAATTTGAATTATTTGCATTTTCTTTATAAGCTCTTATAAAAGGTGCGCCACTTAATAACGCTCCATCTGTATTGTATTTACCAGAAAAAACTATTGAGCCACCAACCTCAGCAGCCATATCAGTCGAATCAACTAAATACAAATTAGTATTAATAGAGTTTGGATTGCCAGTTCTAGCAAAAGTGCTTTGAATCAAATTTGCAGCAATTGGTGTTGTAAAATTAACATTTTCAGCACTACCATCAACTCTAAAATATTCAGCTACACCGCCAGAACCATCATCTGATCTAAATATAATATCTGCATTATCAGTATAATTAGTTACATATAAACTACCAGTATGGTTTTCAATATTAGCATTGCCAGATGTTGAATTATGATATATTTTTATATCTTCTCCAGTTCCAAAACTCAAAACTGAATCATCTGTAAAATTCATATCTCTATCAACTCTGTTAGGTACATCATTTGCCCTACCAGCACCAAATACTTCAATTTGTCCATTACTTGCATGTGATTTTATTACTACTGCAATTTTTTGTATTTGATTAGATGTTGATGTTGGTTTAGTATTTGTTAAAACTCCAGCAGTACTTCCAACATATAATTCTTGACCAGCAGTAAAACTAGATGTATTAACCCCAGTAACCGAACCAACCATAACACATTGTCCCTCTGCCTCATCTGCAATAGCTTCATTTAATATACCGATTGCTGGCATACTAGCAGTTACATCATTATCAGCACCAATGACTTCAATTACATTCCCACTAGGTGGTGTCGCTGTTGGTGAGGCATGAACAGCAGCGCCCTTGACTAAAGCACTTCCACTAACATTTTTAACTGTTATTTCTATTCTTTTTGCAACATCAGATGTGCCAGTATTATCATCAACATATTTTTTAGTAGCAAAATTTAAATCAGATGTTGGTGCAATTCCAGATACTAAGCCAGTAAATGTTGCTGTTGTACCAGTAATATTACCAGAAAACTCAACATCAGCAGATGTATCAATAGTTATAGCCGCAGTATTATTAGCACCTAAAACAAAACTATTGCCATCCTGAGTACCTATACCAAAACCAGCACCAGTACTTTGTATTATAGTAGCACCAGTTGATAAACCGAATCTAGTACCGCCTGATGAACCAACATAAATATTTTGTGTACCATCTGTTACTCTTAAATTAACTGCTGATGTTTTGCTAATTGTAACATTATCGCTAAAAGCACCTGTTGTTCCACTTATAGTGCCACCAGTTACATTACCTGTTATATTACCTGTTACATTACCAGTCAAATTTCCTGTAACATTACCCGTAACGTCTCCTGTTACGTCTCCTGTTACATCGCCTGTAACATTACCCGTAAGGTTTCCTGTAACGTTTCCTGTAAGATTTCCAGTAAACGTGGTAAATGTTGCTGTTCCTCCACCAGAAATATCATTAGTTCCCATTGCGATATCTCCTGTCATTGTGCCACCAGATAATGGTAAGTAGTTTCCTGCTGCTGTGTCTACATAAGCAGTAGTTGCCACTTTAGTACTGTTATCGCCTGCGTTTTGTGTAGTAGCCGTTGTGCTAGACGCTATAACACCTGTTAAAGTTCCTTCTACATTAGCTACAAGAGTTCCTACAGTATATCCACTATTACTAACATCAACTGTTGTTGTTGGTTCTGTTGTTAATCCTGTAAATATTTTGAATTTATCGTCACTAGCATCATTAAAAAAACCTTTATACTTAATATTTGTAGAAACAGCATATTTACCAAACAAACCAATGTCTAATATATTAGCGTCATTGTCTTTTGCTAATTTTATTAGCGGATCTTCCACAGCTAAATCTGTTACGTTTAAATATGTTAAAGTACCATTGACTGTTAAATTACCAGAAACATCTAGGTTTGCACCTATTTTAGTGTTACCGTAAACATGAAGGTCATAGCTTGAGTTAGGAGACGTTCCTATACCAATCTGTGTGGTAGATACATAAAAAGGAGAAGCGTTCCCAAAACCGTCTGTAAGACGCTTAGGAGACGTTGTTATGTTGCCATTGTCATTAAACTTAACAAGCGACTGATAAGTATCTTTTATTTTAGTATTCGAAAGTGTAGCCATTATTCAAAACAAGTTGGTTGTGAATCGATATGTAATGTACTTTCGTTTGCAGTGTCACCCCATTCAGTGCTACAGTATATCTTTGCCCAATCTATTGTGTTTGCCATTCTCTTTCTTTTTTAAGTAAGTTAATAATTTTTTTACGTTAACCTCTTTAGGTTTGTAATTCTTCTTTATACTACCCATCCGTGAAATCCTGTATCTTTATCTGGATATATATCTTGATTAGAATTACTATAGTATTCATCAAATTTAGAAGATGCATTATACGACATATAATCTATAAATCTTTGAGCATAGTATTCAGCAAAATCCCTTTCTTTTTGTATTAAGAAATCTATTTCTTCTTTACTTGCATTTTGACTATTCTCTGAATTATGTTTGTATACACCTCCATTAGATATAGAATATGCAGCAAATGGTAAATATTCTACCATAGCAAAATGTATAAGCATAGGTTGTATATAGTCATTTACTAAAGATAAATAATCTCCAGATAATGTACCAGCTAAAATATCAGCACTTATTTTGTCATACAAATCTGTACCTAAATAGTTTTGAATGTGTATCTCTTGTGCTAAATCAATAAACTGTATAAATTTATCTGTATCGACATTTGAATTTAATGCAGTGTTTTTGACTAAATCTGATCGTTTTATAAATAGTGCTTTTGCCATTATTCTTCTGTGTTAATTTGTTCTTCTTCTATAACCTCACTATCCTCTTTCTTTATACCTGTTTCTTTTTCTATTTCTGCATCTGTAATAGCATTAGTTAGATCAGTAAATTCTAAAGGTTGTAGTGTTTTAAAGTATATATCTAATTGAATTCCGTTATACATTAATACTTTTTCTAGTTCATCTAGTATGGTAACTTGCATAGGACGAATAACTGTATTGTCCATAAGTAAAGATGCTGTTTGTAATTCTTCAGCATTGTTACCTAATCCAGTATTATCTTTTATTCCTACAAGCATAGGCGATACAATCCTGTGTGATACCATTACTTTTCTCATAGATTCATCACTAAGAAATTTATACTGCTCGTGTGCATCACTTAGTATAACTGGCTCGATACTTGCAGAAAGCTCCTTGCTATCATTAAATGCCAATATAAATCTACCAGCATTAGAAGAACCACTAAACTTTTCTTGTATGTTTTGCTCAATCATAGATCGTTGCTCTTCTGTAGGCACACCATTATTAAAGTTTATAAGCATACTTGGAGCCAAGCCATTCTGTATATTGTTTATATGATAGTTCGCTATCTCTTCTTCTAATTCCGCATACTGTAACCCCCCTTGATAATCTACTGGTGAGTAATAATAAAATCCAGCTCTATAAGGTTTAATATATAATATTTCTAATCCTGACTTGCTAGTTCCAAATGCAGGTATTCTTTTAGGTTGTGTTTTTGCAGTAATCTCTGACCAATCTTTTGCATAGTAATAACCTTGTATTTCACCTTTGTTATTTGCTTTCTCTGCCCTTAACGTCTCTACAGGTATGTGTTCTACTTGTACAATCTTTTTGTGGTCCTTAGAATAGATTATTTGTATTGCAGCTTGTCCCATCATCTTATAGTCATAACATACTTTTTTCATACAAGATTTTGTGAATAGCTCTTTCATTTCATCATAATCTTTTCCTTTAGCATCTTCTTCTACAGCATCTAATCCTTTACCGTATATCATTTCTGCTATACCATTTATAGCTGCATTATTAGTAGCACTTCCATTATATCTGTCTATAAGATAATTAAAATAGTCATTGTCTTCTCCATACTCTACCCAATCTCTATTGTATTGTTCTACAATTTCTGGTCGTGTATAAGACGACATATTGACTATATGTATCTTTCCTTTTTCAGCTTTTGGCAAAGGTTTACTATTATATCTTTTTCTTGCCATTTTATTTACTTTTTTCATATTATTACAAAATCGTTATCGTATGTGTTTTCTGTTGTATATTCTCCAGAGTGTACATCAAAGGTATTAAAATTAGTTTGATCTGTACAAAAAATAGAACCTCTATATATTATAGCTGAACCATCTTTAATTGCAAATGAATAAAATCTGTCTTCTACTAAAGAGAAGCTACCTGTAATAGTCATATATCCATTAGAATTACTTACGGATACTGTAACAGAACTTGTAGTTCTTTTAGATTTATCGGTTAGTTCAAACGTTACTGAGCTTGGTGTACTTCTGGGAATAACTTTAAAACTCTGATCGTTTGTTGATGTTGTTAATATTACCATATTATAAATAACAACAAAAGCTTAATTTGTTTTCATAAAAAAAGGGATACCGAAGCATCCCTTTAATTAACCTAATTAAATTTACTTATTATGAATTAGTACCTGCTGTTACAGTTACAGTTGCACTAGACATTCCAGCATATGGATCAGCAGATGTAGGTGATGATACAAAGTTAGCTGGTTTTACTTCCATACCAGTTAACGTAAGTGTATAACCACTTAAATCTCCCATAGCAGCTCCAGTCACTATTGTACCACCAGAAACATCAGCTCCATGTTGTAATCCCATTACAAATACGTTTCCGTTGTAATCTTCAACAGCAACGTGAGGACGACCATAAGCTAATAATTTCAATTCTTTATTATCTTCTTTAGATAATTTATGTAGTGTTAAATTTAATGTTTGTTCAAAGAACGTTGTTCCGTTTTCTCTCGAAGACGTAATGTTTTGTTCAAAAGAAGAGTTTCCTTTTACTTCATATTTGAAGGCAGTGAAAGTTCCAGAAAGATCAGTAATTTCATCATCAGTTTCTGTAACCGTTCCTAAATCTCCAAAATCAGTAAAATAAACCGCTTTAATGCCACCAACAACATCTTTACAAGGTTCTTTTCTACCTAATGATAAATCGCAAGCCATAGTTTATTATTTTTTATAAAAAAAGGGTAAGTAGGCATTAACCCACCTACCCTAATTTTTGGTTAATTTAATTTATTAAGAATATAGTACAATTTCTGAACCTATTCCGTACTGAACACCAGCAGTAAATCTCATAACAACTCTTACGTTTTGAGAACCATCTAGGTCAGCCATGTCGATCAACTTAACTTCGTTGTGGTCAGATAATAAACCAGTTCCAAAGAATAAGTTAGATTTTTGTGCAGCAACAGCTCTGTTGTCAGCCAATCCGTTAGCAACAAATAATTTTACACCATCAAAAGATAATGCTCCATTTTGCCACCACATAGTTCCTTGTCCGTTAACACCGTTAGCTCCTATGTCAGATACATTTTCTGATCCAGCAGCATTTTGTAGTATTCCAAATCCTCCTAGTGCTCTAATGTAAGCTCTAGCAATGTTTTGTGATACATAAATGTGTAAATCTTCTTTTCCGTATAAAGCAGAAGGAATCGCATCAACGATAGCTCCTAATTGAGCAATAACGTTAGAAGAAGTTACTGTAGCAGCAGCAACGTCAATAACGTCACCGTCAGCACCTAATAATGTAGTAAATCCATCGAATTCACCAGCATTAGCGTTAACACCTTTCCAGATGTTGTTTTCTGTTTTTTCTGCAACTAAACCTGCAACGTGTCCGATTAAGTAATCAGAGAATTTTGGAGGTAGGTTGTCAAAAGCAGAGTATCCCATAGATACAGCTTCCCAGTCAGATCTGAAATCTTTCTTACAAAGCTCTAGGTTTACTTGGAATTCTTCTGGTTGAAGAACTCTCTCAGTTAATGTAATAGTTGCAGTATCAGTGAAATCACAAGTTGCATCTTTGATTACGTTAGAATCAGTAGCAAGTTTTTTAATCACCTCTTTGAACTTTACATTTGGTTTGATTTCAATACCGCCTC